GTTTGAGAAAACTTAAAAAGTATGTGCCTACAAAGTTCAAGAACAAAGACTCCATCTACGATAAAGACGCTGCCGATTATGCAGTCAACTTTATTGAATGCCTATGCCATACAAAAGGTACATGGGCAGGAGAGCCTTTTGAACTGATCGATTGGCAAGAGCAAATTATAAGAGATGTGTTTGGCATCTTAAAACCAAACGGATATAGACAATTCAACACAGCTTATATTGAAATACCAAAGAAACAAGGTAAGTCAGAACTTGCAGCAGCAGTCGCATTACTTCTTACCTGTGGCGATGGTGAAGAAAGAGCTGAAGTATATGGATGTGCCGCTGACAGACAACAGGCATCGATTGTCTTCGAGGTGGCTGCCGATATGATTCGAATGTGTCCTGCATTGAATAAAAGGTGCAAGATACTGGCGGCTACAAAAAGAATAGTCTACCAGCCAACTAACAGCTTTTATCAGGTTCTTAGTGCTGAAGCCTATTCAAAGCATGGATTCAATATTCATGGAGTTGTATTTGATGAACTTCATACTCAACCAAACAGAAAATTGTTTGATGTCATGACCAAAGGTTCAGGCGATGCCAGAATGCAACCTTTGTATTTTTTAATCACAACTGCTGGAACGGACACTAAGTCTATCTGTTATGAAACTCATCAAAAAGCAAAAGACATCCTTGCTGGAAGAAAAGTTGATCCAACGTTCTATCCAGTGATTTATGGAGCTGAACCTGAGGATGATTGGACTGATCCTAAGGTTTGGAAAAAAGCAAATCCATCGCTTGGAATTACAGTTCAAATTGAAAAGGTCAAAGCAGCCTGTGAATCAGCAAAACAAAATCCTGCTGAAGAGAATACCTTTAGGCAGCTAAGACTAAACCAATGGGTAAAGCAAGCAGTAAGGTGGATGCCTATGGACAAGTGGGAAGCCTGCAAGAGCGACTTCAAACCAAAAGATCTAGAAGGTCGTGTATGTTATGGCGGTTTAGACTTGTCTTCAACAACAGATATCACAGCATTCGTTTTGGTGTTTCCACCAACGGAAAGCGATGATAGTTACTACATTCTTCCTTTTTTCTGGATTCCTGAAGAGAACATGGAAGCAAGGGTAATGAAAGACCATGTGCCTTATGACATATGGGACAGAAAAGGATTCATACAGACTACAGAAGGAAATGTAATCCATTATGGATTTATTGAAGCCTTTATTGAGGAATTAGGAAAAAAGTACAACATCAAAGAGATTGCTTTTGATAGATGGGGTGCAGTCCAGATGACTCAAGACTTGGATAACTTAGGCTTTAAGGTTATTCCTTTTGGTCAGGGCTTTAAGGATATGAGTCCACCTACAAAAGAACTGATGAACTTGGTTCTTGCAAAACAAATAAAGCATGACGGTAATCCAGTCCTTCATTGGATGATGGATAACGTGTGTGTAAGGGTTGATCCTGCTGGAAACATAAAAATGGATAAAGCAAAATCAACAGAAAAAATCGATGGTGCTGTAGCAACTGTTATGGCACTTGATAGAGCCATCAGAAATGGCAGTGGGGCAACTGAGTCGGTATACGATTCCAGGGGCCTTTTAATTATTTAGGAGGTGTTCAAATGGGTTTATTCAAAAGAAAAGCCAGAGATAAACCGCAAGATAGAACTGCTGGTAGTACCTATTCATTCTTCATGGGTGGATCAAGTGCTGGCAAATCAGTAACAGAAAGAAGTGCTATGCAAATGACTGCAGTATATTCCTGCGTGAGAATACTTGCAGAAGCAGTAGCTGGACTTCCGCTTCATTTCTATAAGTACAACGAGGACGGATCTAAAACAAAGGCAATAGATACAGGTTTGTATCACTTGCTACATGATGAACCAAATCCTGAAATGAGTTCATTCGTATTTAGAGAAACCTTGATGACTCACTTGTTGTTATGGGGAAATGCCTATGCGCAGATTATTAGAAATGGTAAAGGCGAGGTTATTGCTTTGTATCCTTTGATGCCAAACAAGATGAGTGTGGACCGAGATGAAAACGGAGTCCTTTATTACACTTATCAAAGAAGCTCAGAGGAAGGTAAAGCAAAAGATGCTGGAACGGTCACATTAAGTTCAAGAGATGTACTTCACATCCCTGGTTTGGGATTCGATGGACTTGTTGGTTACTCACCAATTGCTATGGCAAAGAATGCTATCGGACTAGCAATTGCAACAGAAGAATATGGAGCTAAGTTCTTTGCTAATGGTGCAGCACCTTCTGGTGTTTTAGAGCATCCTGGAACAATTAAAGATCCTGCAAGGCTTAGAGAGAATTGGAACTCAACATTTGGAGGAAGTGCTAACTCAGGCAAAGTCGCTGTTCTTGAGGAGGGCATGAAATATACACCTATATCAATTGCACCAGAACAAGCACAGTTCCTTGAAACCAGAAAGTTCCAGATAAATGAAATAGCGAGAATATTCAGAGTCCCACCTCATATGGTTGGTGACTTAGAAAAATCAAGCTTCTCAAATATCGAGCAGCAATCACTAGAGTTTGTTAAGTACACTCTTGATCCTTGGATTATTCGTTGGGAGCAATCATTAAACAGATCGTTACTAAATCCTGATGAGAAGAAGACTTATTTCTTCAAATTCAATGTTGAAGGACTACTTAGAGGTGATTATCAATCAAGAATGCAAGGCTATGCAACAGCAAGACAAAACGGCTGGATGAGCGCAAATGATATAAGAGAACTTGAAAACTTAGACAAGATCCCTGCCGAGGAAGGTGGAGATCTTTATTTAATTAACGGCAATATGCTCCCATTAAAAAATGCAGGAGCTTATGCAAATAAAGAAAAGGAGGAAGAAGCCGATGAAGAAGTTTTGGAATTGGATAAAGGTTCAAAACAGCGAAACGGAAGAAAGAGTACTCGAACTTAACGGAACAATCGCAGAAGAGTCATGGTTTGACGATGATGTAACACCTCGAATGTTCAAAGACGAGTTATTCAGTGGTTCTGGTCCGATTACCATCTGGATCAATAGTCCAGGCGGTGACTGTATTGCTGCTAGTCAAATTTATTCAATGCTTATGGATTATAAGGATGAAGTTACAGTCAAGATTGATGGAATTGCAGCTTCAGCAGCTTCGGTAATTGCTATGGCTGGCACAAAAGTCAAGATGGCACCGACAGCGTTAATTATGATTCACAATCCATCAATGGCAGCCTTTGGTGAACGAAAGGACATGGAAAAGGCTATCGATATCCTTAATGAGGTAAAAGAATCCATTATCAATGCCTATGAACTAAAGACTGGGCAATCGAGAACGGTTCTATCTCACTTGATGGATAGTGAAACCTGGATGAATGCAAATAAGGCAATTGAACTAGGTTTTGCAGACGAAATCTTAGAAGACGAAAAGAAACAAGTGCCTGCTGAAGCATATGCTTTTGGAGCAAAGGAATTTGAGACTCAATTAGTCAATAAGATTTCAAAACATGATGTTCCTGCATCGAAAAAAGGACGCTCTGTCAGCGATTTAAAAGACAAATTAGTCACAATCAAAAAATACATTTAGGAGGAAAAGAACATGACTATTAATGAACTTATCGAAAAGAGAGCCAATCTTTGGAAAGCTATGGATGCGTTCCTTAAGGCTCAAACTAATGAAAAGGGTGTGCTTAGTGCTGAAGATGATGCTAAGTATGCCGCAATGGAAGATGACTTTGACAACCTTACTAAGGAAATCAAGCGTCTTGAAAAGCGTAATGTTATTGAAGCTGAATTAAATATGCCAGTTAACAAACCTATCGTTGGTAAACCTATGGTTGAAGGCGAAGACGAAAAGACTGGCCGTGCTTCTAAAAACTATAAAAAGAGTTTCTGGAATGCTATGAGAAGCAAGACTATCCGTCCAGAAGTTGCCGATGCTCTTCAAATCGGAACTGACTCTGAAGGTGGATATTTAGTTCCTGATGAATTCGAGAACACTCTTGTTGAAGCTTTGGAAGAAGAAAATATCTTTAGAAAGCTTGCTCATGTTATCAACACTTCAAGCGGTGATCGTAAGATTCCTGTTGTTGCTTCTAAGGGCAGTGCTTCTTGGGTTGATGAAGAAGGAACTATCTCTGATAGCGATGATGCATTCAATCAAGTTTCTATCGGAGCTTATAAACTCGGCACTTTAATCAAAGTTTCCAACGAACTTTTAAACGATAGTGCATTCAATCTTGAAGCATATATTTCTAAGGAATTTGGTAGACGAATCGGTACTAAAGAAGAGGAAGCATTCTTCACTGGTAATGGTACTGGTAAACCTATCGGTATTTTCAATTCTACTGGTGGTGCAGAAATTGGTGTAACTGCTGCAAGTGCAACTACAATTACTGCCGATGAAATTATCGATTTATTCTATTCTTTAAAGGCACCTTACAGAAAGAAAGCTATATGGGTTCTTAACGATTCTACGGTTAAGGCAATCAGAAAACTTAAAGATAAGAACGATAACTATTTATGGCAACCTGCGTTAACTGCTGGAACTCCTGATACCATTTTAGGAAGACCAGTTTATACATCTAGTTACGTTCCTGCTATTGCTGCTGGTGCTAAGACTATCGCCTTTGGTGATTTCTCTTATTACTGGATTGCGGATAGACAAGGCCGTATTTTCAAGAAATTAAATGAACTTTATGCTGCAACTGATCAAACTGGCTTCGTTGCTACTCAAAGAGTAGATGGTAAGTTAGTGTTACCAGAAGCTATTAAAGTCTTACAGCAAAAATCTGGAACTACTAGCGGTTCAGGTAACTAATTAGGAGGTGGCAGGGATGACTGCAAATGAATTATTAGAACAAGTGAAATTGAATCTAATCATAACTTTCAACGACGATGACAGTCTTATTGTTTCTTTCATCTCTGCCGCCATTTCTTATGCAGAAGGGTACCAGCATTTGGAAGAAGGGTATTATAAAACCCATGAAATGAGTGAAAGAACCAAACAAGCAGTAATCATGCTATCAAGCCACTTTTATGAATCACGTGATGGTTCAACTGGTGGCTTTTTTGCTGATAACACCAATGCCAGCGAACAAACTTATAAAACTGCAAATAGGCTCTTGCTCTTGGATAGAGAATGGAAGGTGTAGCATATGGGACTTGGTTTGATGAATAAAAAAGCAAAGATCATATCAATAACACGTGAAATCGATTCTGAGGGCTTTAGCTTTGAAAATGTCGCGGTTTTAGCGGAGGTTCGAGTGTTTGTTGAAGGAAGGCATGGAAGCGAACGTTGGGCCAATTTAGCGGCTTTTAGCGAGGCAACAGAACTCTTCAAACTAAGGAAAATTCCTGGTCTTGTCATAACTACAAAACACTACGTTGAAATTGATGATATTAGATACAACATCATATCGGTAGAAAATGTAAAGGGCAGAGGGATGTATCTTGAAATCCTAGCAAAAAGGGTGGAGGCATCAAATGGCTAAGTGTACTGCAAAATTACCTGAAGACTTGCTTAAGAAACTATCTAGAGTTGGGGATAACATGGATAAGATTGCAGAATCCGCACTTACTGCAGGAGGAGATGTTGTTTTAAGGAAAACGAAGTCTAACCTAGAGTCTATGGTAAAAGGCCCATCTACAGGACAATTAGTAAATGCTTTAGGTCTGTCTCCAGTTCTTCTTGATAGGAATGGAAACTATAACATTAAGGTTGGCTTTGATGAATATAGATCAGATGGTTCTGCTAATGCAATGGTCGCAAATATAATCGAATACGGCAAACATGGGCAGCCTGCAAAGCCATTTTTAAAGAATGCCAAAAGCTCATCAAAGAAAGAATGCGAGGAGACTATGGCTAGAAAAATAGAGGAGGAGATTAAGAAACTATGAACATATTATCTGAAGTGAAAGAACTTCTAAAAAGTCTTAATATTCCAATTGAAACGGGAGTATTTAGCAAAGAAGCTCCAAGCGAATACATAGTGTTGGTGCCTTTAGTCGATACCTATCCTCTAAACGCGGACGATGAGCCGCAGTTGGATAAACAGGAAGTTCGAATAACAATTTACACAAAGGGCAATTATATCAGGCTTAAGAATAAAATCTCTGGCCGATTGATTGCTCATTTCTTTTGCATAACCGAGAGAAGGTATGGAGGTTATGACACTGATACAGGCTACTATCAGTACACAATTGACGTAGCCAAAACCTATGAAATAGAACAAGAGGAGGATTAAATCTATGGCAACTATAGGATTAGATAAACTTTATTATGCTCCAATTACTGAAGATAGTAATGGGAACGAAACATATGGCACTCCAGTTCAACTTGCAAAAGCGATCTCTGCTGATCTTTCAATTGAACTAAATGAAGCCACTTTATTTGCTGATGATGGTCAAGCTGAAGCAGTAAAGGAATTCAAATCAGGTACACTTTCTTTAAGTGTTGATGAAATTGGTAACGATGCTGCAGCTGCTTTAGTTGGTGCTAGAGTTGATGCAAATGGTGTACTTGTTTCAAGTGGTCAAGACGTGTCTAACTATGTAGCTATTGGTTTTAGAGCAAAGAAATCAAATGGAAAGTATAAGTATTATTGGTTATACCGCGTCTTATTTGGTATTCCTGCTACTAACCTTGCTACAAAAGGTGATTCAATCACATTCTCAACACCAACCATTGAAGGAACAATACTTCAAAGAAATAAAGTTGATGGGGCTAACAAGCATTTATGGAAAGCTGAAGTCACTGAAAGTGAATCAAATACTGCAATTATCAGTGCTTGGTACAATGCAGTATATGAACCTACATATACACAAAATAGTGGCGGAGGTAATAACTAATGGCTAATGAAAGAAGTGCAATCATCAAAATTGGTGATAAAGAATATGAACTTTTGCTTACTACTAAAGCAACTAAGGAAATTGCTAAAAAGTATGGTGGGCTAGAGAAACTTGGCGACAAGCTCTTAACTAACAAAGATTATGAAGGTGCAATTGGTGAGATTGTATGGTTAATCGTTACTTTAGCAAATCAACCAATCTTAATTCATAACTACAAGAATCCAAACGATAAAAAAGAACTCTTAACAGAGGATGAAGTTGAGATTCTAACTACACCACAAGATTTAGCAAACTTCAAGGATGCAATCACTGAAGCCTTATATAAAGGTGTTCAAAGAAATATTGTGAGTGAAGAAACAAAAAACGCAGTGGGCGAGTAAGCGATGAAGAGTTGTTTACTCGTCTTTTATATTATGGCTTAGCCCATCTTCATCTGACTCAGGACGAGGTGTGGCTTATGCCTTTTGGATTGCTTTTGGATTTATGGGAATGCCACAAACAGTTTGAAGGTATCTCAAAACCAAAAGTAGAAGTCTTTATTGACGACATTATACCTGATGGAATCTAAGAAAGGAGGAATTGACAATGGCAGAGAATTTTGGATTAAAGATAGGCCTTGAAGGTGAAAAAGAGTTCAAATCAGCTCTTGCTGAAATCAATAACTCCTTCAAGGTTCTAGGTAGCGAGATGAAACTTGTCGAGTCTCAATTCGATAAAAATGACAACTCCGTTCAAGCATTAACTGCAAGAAACGAAGTATTAGAAAAATCGATTGATGCTCAAAAAAGCAAGATAGAAACATTAAGAAACGCTTTAAATAATGCATCTACATCATTTGGTGAAACTGATAAAAGAACTCAAGCTTGGCAAATAAAGCTAAATGAAGCCGAAGCAGAACTTAATAAAATGGAGCGTGAGCTTCAAAACAACAATAAGCAATTAGATACAGCTTCTGGTGAATTCAAAGATGCCGAGAAAAGTGCTGATAAGTTTGGCGATGAGGTTGAAGATGCAGGAAATCAAAGCGATGATTCATCTAAGAAGTTTCAAGCGTTGGGTGGAGTTGTAAAGGGCGTTGCTGCAGGAATGGCAGCTGCAATGGCTGCTGTCGGTGCAACTATTGTGGCAATAGGTAATAAGCTTATTGATTTCACAAAGCAAGGTGCTGAATATGCAGACAACGTCTTAACTCAATCACAGGTTACTGGAATTGCTACTGATAAACTTCAAGAGTACATGTATGCCGCTGAACTTGTAGACGTGTCTGTTGATACTTTGACTGGTTCAATGGCAAAGCAAATCAAATCGATGAAATCAGCTCAAGGTGGATCTAAATCTATGGTAGAAGCCTATGAAAAACTAGGTGTTGAAATCATGAATGCGGATGGAACCTTAAGAGATAGTGATGAGGTTTATTGGGAGATTATAGCCGCTCTTGGTGCTATGGAAAACGAAACCGAGCGTGATGCTTTGGCAATGACTATCTTAGGTAAGTCAGCTCAAGAGTTGAATCCACTTATTGAAGCTGGTGCCGATAAGATGGATGAATTAGGAAAACAAGCAAGAGAAGCAGGATATGTTTTATCTGATGATTTGCTTGCTGCCTATGGAAATCTTGATGACCAGTTGCAACTATTAAGTAATGGTGCGACAGCTCTTAAAAATGCATTAGGAACTATCTTACTACCAATTCTTACTGAACTAGCAAGTGACGGTGTTGGGCTTTTAAGTGAATTTACTAAAGGAGTTCAAGAAGCAAATGGCGATATTTCAAAGATTACTGATGTAATTGGTGAGATATTACCTAAAGCAATCAATGCTGTAATGAAGTACATTCCACAGTTGCTTGATATGATTGCAGCTGCAGTCATTGGAATAGGTGATGCAATTGTTGACAACTTAGATGTCCTAATTGAATGTGCTAATAAGCTGATTCAAACATTCTTAAATGCAATACTTAAGGCTTTGCCAAAGTTAACACAAGGTGCCATTCAAATTGTAACGACACTTGTTAAAACAATACTTGCTAATCTACCTCAAATACTACAAGCGGCTATTCAGGTTATAGTTACTTTGGCTCAAGGTTTAGCCGATGCATTACCTACTTTAATACCTGCTGTAGTTGAAGTGCTAATCCAGGTTGTAAATACACTAATCGAGAACTTGCCTTTATTATTAGATGCTGTCTTACAAATTATAGAAGGTTTAGCTCAAGGAATATTAGAAGCAATACCAATCTTAATAGAAGCACTACCTGAGGTTATTCTTGCAATAGTTGATTTTATCTTAGGTGCAATCCCTCAAATCATTGATGTAGGCATTCAGTTGCTCACATCTTTAGTAGAGGCATTACCTGAGATTATTTCTGCAATCGTTGCAGCAATTCCACAAATCATCGATGGAATCATAAACGCTGTTATCGAGGCTCTGCCTCTAATTATTGATGCAGGAATTAGGCTTTTTGTATCTTTGATACAAGCACTGCCAGATATCATCATTATGATTGTTGAGGCTATTCCACAAATTATTAGTGGGATAGTAAATGCTTTGATGAACAACCTAGATAAAATCATTATGGCTGGTGTTCAAGTATTCATGGCACTTATTACAAATCTTCCAACAATCATTATGGAACTTGTAAAAGCAGTGCCTCAAATTATCTCAGGACTTGTATCTGCTTTTGGTAAAGGGGTAGGACAGTTTGCTGAAGTGGGTAAGAATCTAGTTCAAGGATTATGGAATGGTATTCAATCTTTAGCAGGATGGATATGGGATAAGGTCTCTAATTGGGCATCTAATCTTTGGAACGGAATCAAGAATTTCTTTGGTATCCATTCACCATCCAAGAAGATGGCATTTATTGGTGACATGATGATGGAAGGACTCGCTAAAGGTATCGATGAAACTGCAGGAGATGTTATTGGTTCAGCTGAAGCTATGACAAAAGATTTGAATTCAGTCTTTGATGGACTTGGTTCAGACATGTCTAAAGTTCCTACTGACTTTAATGTTTCATCCAGCGTGGATTCTTTAAGAGATACACAAAACGCAGTAAGAGGAGGCTTAAGTCTTCAACTTCAAATAACTAACTTTAATAACTATTCGGCAGAAGATATCAATTCTTTAACTGAAGAAATAATGGAAACTGCCGATAACTTCATCAAAAGGAAAGGAGTGGTATTCGCATGAGCAATTTTACATTCAATGGACATAATTCAACCGAGTTTGATATAAGAATTCAAAATAAGTCGATTTATTCAGTACCAAAGTTTGATGTATCAGCGATATCCATTCCTGGACGTGATGGAGACTTGCTTAATCCAAGTGGAAGATTTGGTAATGTTGGTGTATCTTACACCTGCTATGTTCCTGCTAAATCCATTCAAGACTTGTCTGACAAGCTGACGAAAATCAAGAACTGGCTATATGATGAGGTCAATCAATACCACGATTTAACTGATTCTTATGATGATAAATTTAAAAGAAGAGCCGTTTTCAATAACAAGCTAGACATATCTGATGAAGCAAGAAAGATTGGAGTGTTTACACTTACATTTTCTTGTTTGCCTTTCAAATATCTATTAGCTGGGTTAGAGGTAATAAATATAACCGATACACTAACCGTTAGAAATCCTTTTAACTTTACTTCTAAACCTTATATCAAAGTTTATGGTAGCGGTGAAGGAACCCTAGTTATTCAAAACGAAGAAGGAAATAAGATATGGCAATTTAGTGATATTGATGAATATGTGGAAATTGACTCTGAACTTATGAATTTCTTTAAAGGAACTGAACTTAAAAATAGCAGTGTTTCTGGCGATGGATTTCCTCTTTTAGTAAAAGGAGACAATGTCTTATCTTTCAATGGTGGGATAACAAGAGTAGAGATTATTCCAAGGTGGGTGAGTCTATGATACCTATTTTGTTTGAATCTACAGCCAAAACATTTAATAACTATGGCATCGGTGCACTAAGAGATACAACATCTTGTGAAATCACCGAAGAAAGAAATGGAAGCTATGAACTAACTCTTAAATATCCAATCAATGGTTCATTATATTCCTACATAAAAAAAGAACGTATAATCGTTGCTAAACCTAATGATCTAGCAAAAAACCAAGCGTTCAGGATATATAAAATCTCAATACCTATAAATGGAATCATAACAGTTAATGCCACTCATATCTCATATGATTTGGTAACAATTGGGGTGACTCCTTTTTCTTTAGAAAACACATCTATAAGTCAATGTGGTGAAACGTTGCTTCAAAAGGCAGTGCTTCCTCATTCATTTACTTATCAAACAGACATGTCTAAAGCAGCTGACTTTGGTACCACGCTTCCTGTTAGTGTAAGGAGCCTAATTGGTGGATCTAAAGGAAGCTTACTTGATTTGTTTGGTGGAGAGTTTGAATGGGATAATTACAAAATCTATCAACATTCAGCTCGTGGTGAGGATAGAGGCGTTGTCATTGAGTATGGCAAGAACCTAACCAAGTTTGAGCATTCATCTGACATTACTGATGTTTATACGCACGTTCTTCCTTATGGAATTTTAGAAGATGAAGAAACAGGGGAAGAAAGTGTTGTGACTCTTCCTGAAGAGGTGCTTCCAATTTCAAATACAATATTACAAAATGGCAAAGTCTATATTAAGGATTTTACCGATGAATTTGGCGAGAACGAGAGAGTGACAGAATATGCACTTAGAACCAAAGCTAATATTTGGATAAGAAACCATCCACTTGGTATCGATAAGCCAACTATAACAGTTTCATTTGAACCTTTGTGGAAACAAGCTGAATACAGTGCAGTTCATGAAAGATTATCACTATGTGATACTGTAACAATTAGGCATCAGATTCTAGGCGTTGAAGTGAAGATGAAAGTTATCAAGACCGTGTATTCTTGCCTTGATGAAAAATATAAAACAATAACACTAGGTGAAGC